ATTGTGGTTTTTATATGTATTCCAAAGAAGGGCAATCAACCTTAGAAGAATTAAATGAACTAAGAGAAGAATTAGATATGCCTAAATTAAAAAAACTAAGGGAGCAAGACTAATGAGTAAATTATACAAAGTAACAGCAAGTGTAAATGCGGAAATAGAAGCAAGTTCAGAGGAGGAGGCTAGAATACTTTTCTGGGTTAATTGGCGTATGTATTCACCTAAAGTAGCAATTACGAAGGTGGAGGGTTTAACCCAACCAGAAGAAGACGAATGGGATAGACATGCAAGACATATGAAAGGCATAAAGAATGCCGTAATAGATATTTATAAAGGAGAAGAATGATGATAGAGAAATGCCCGTCATGTAAGAAAAAAGATTTAGATTATGACTGTGATACCAAGTGTGGAGAAGCAGAGTTTTGGAGTTGTGGTTCTTGCGATAAAGTGTTTATTGTTCCAATAGATACCATAAGAAATTGGGATAATATAAGGCAAAAAGTAGAATATGCAGATTTAGTAGTAGCTATCAAAGAAGCAAGTATAACTATTGCTTGTTACCTTGATGAGCCTAGCGAAGTGTCAGAAGATGATTTACATAAATTGCAAGACAAAATAACAATAATGGAAAACTACTTAAAGAGGTAACAACATGATAACGATTGAGCAAATAAAAAATATTGTAAAAGATATTAAAAACGATACAGAGTGGGTTGGTGATTGCCATTCAATGGTTGAGTATGAAGGGATATGTGGTGGATTAGATAGATTGGTAAATCATTTAGAGGAGGTATCTGATGTCAGTTGATACAGCGTTTATAATTACCATTGTTATTATGATTATTGTTTATTTTATCTCAGAGCCTGTAGCTCCTGATGAATAAATACTATATAAAAATAGTACCTTTCAACCCCGTAAAGTATGACTTACAGCAATACCATAATATTGATAATGTCAGCTTTACTGTGGGTTATTTGACTTACCAAGACAACAAGCTCATTCATACAGCTTGGTTTCGATCTTACAAATCTTTATTTAGAGCTTTAGACAAGTTCTTGAACAATCCAAATAAGTAACATATAATCTTTTTCGAGGCATAGACTAATTTATTTGTATTACTTCTCTTTTATTACTCTCCAATAGATATTTTATGCCTCTTCTTTCTTTTCCCACTTCTTCTTACTAGGCCTTTCCTCAACCACACTATCAAGATCAGTAATAGATTTATCTTCTTCTTTGTCTGTTATTCCATCAATAAAGTCTGGATCAATTAATTCAGGATCTGGATCTTTATTTTTATTTTCCAGACTAGCATCAACAACATTACCCATGAGCTGAATTAATCTGGTTTCTACTTCTTCCCGACTCATTTGATCTACTTTGCCGAACATAACTTCTTTGCGATCTACAATTAAGCCCCCGACTTTTAACAAAGCGTTCTGGGCTGATATGGCCGCATTAAAAGACCCAGCTTCCATTGCCTTGTCCCGAATATCATAGAGATCCTGAACGGCTCTGTCGTAGTTCAGTTCATATTTTTTCTTAGCCTGGTTCATAAGATAGTTATATTCTTTACGAATGAGAGGCTTGTTCATTAATTTATGTGCGGCTTGTCTAGGACTTGTATATCCAGCCTTGTGTGCGCATTCGACTAAAGATAGTCTGGGATTGTTGACCGAGATCCAAATAAAATTTCTTTGTCTTCGGTTTAGTGAGTTATCGAGATTGCAATACTCAATGGGAGCTTCTTCCTCAGAAGAGATTATAGGTTCATATTCCAAATTATTTTTTCTATATCCCATATTTCGCATATTAGAGTAGAAGCAAGTTTTTAGTAATACCTACCCCCACTTTACCCTAAAGTGTATTGTGAGGATACTTGAAGAGTGTATATCTAGTCAAGTATTATCTCATTTATTTATATAAGTTATCTCTCACTCTAATGACAAAAATGAAAAAAATACAATAATCCTGAAAGGTGCATTCTTATCATGTTTATAGCTGTCATGAAGTTATGTCAATAATTGTCAATAATCTATTTCTTAGCAGATTTGTCAATATATTGTGCTAAAAGCTCATCAACCAACTTCGCAACTTCTTTATCACTGAACTCTATACTAAGCTGAGAGATACAAAAACTTAAACTTGCTAAGACAATATTTACCTTGTCCTCACCTCTATAAACCATGTTCTCAAACATAGAGTCTAGTCTGGAAATTACTTCCTGAAGTGAGGGCTCGGCCATCTTGTCTTTAATTTCTACAATCTTTGGCATATCGCATCTTAACACGATAGTAAAAAACATTCCTACCCTACAACATAGACTCTTGTCTGTTGTCATCGTCATAGAAATTCAAGATATCACCCTGTGGATCTCCACTGCTCATACCAACATTAATAACATGATACTTCTTATATGCAGATAGCACAGAATCAACCTTCTTACAGTTGTAATCGTCTACAGCCTGTTCATAAGATAACCTCATCATGCAATACAAATCGTTTGTTCTACTCATTACTTCTCTCCTTTAATTTACTTTATGTAAATCTGTTTATATTAAAACTGTAGACATTATACATAATCTAAAGTAGAATACAAACTTATACACATTAGGAGTAATTATGAGTAAGAAAGAAATAACCGTAAATGATATTATCGATGAGGTAATCAATTACACAAACCCACCTAAGGAAGACTTAGAAAAACAAATACAACAAGATAAGATTAATTATCACTTATGGCAGTGTGGTGTTGCTATTAAAGAACTACAGTCAGCAGTAGATGAATTAGCTGTAAAAGACCAGGAGGCATCATGAAAGCAAAAGCAGTATCAAAAGAAGAAAAAGCATACGATCAGTTTTATTATGATCTACTTGACACACTTCAAAAAGCAAATAAGGATCTTCCTCTGCCGTATGTGGTTTATGCAGGGATAACTATTTTTACACAATTAGCAGTTGACTTTGCTCCTACCGAAAAAGAAGGCAAGGGTTGGGTTAGAGAGCTAGTTACTAAAACTAAAAGGGAGACATCATGAAAGCATTACCAGAACAATTGCAAATGATAGAACATGTTGTAGTTGGCGATGCTTACTACTTTCCTAACCTGTCTAATGCTTATTATCATAAGAGCCCTGGCCTGTCTTCCTCTAACATAAGAAGATTTAGTCAGAGTCAACTGCATTCTCTTGAGGAAGTTATTGAGACAACTCCAGCTATGAACTTTGGATCTGCTGCTCACTCTCTTGTTGTTGAAGGAGAAAGTGCATTCTTTAGTGATGTTGTATGTTTATCTGGATCACTTTTGACAAATGCTAACAAGCTATTAAAGAAGGAAAGTATGGATAGAGGTCTTACTGTTATTAATGAGAAGGACAAAGATACCATATATAGCATGAGAAACAGCTTAGTAACTGAGTCGAAAGCTTATCTAAATCCAGAAAATGAGTATCCACAGGTCTTTAATTCACCCTACGAGGTGTCTATATACTGGTATGAGCAAGATTTACTTTGCAAAACCAGAGCAGATGTAGTCTTAAACCCTTTTGAGAAACCACATGCAAGTAATGGAATAGTCTTAGTTGATTATAAAACTACTGTTGATTGTTCGGTTAAAGGCTTTACAAACTCTGTTAGAAGATACTCTTATGATTTACAAGCTGCTTGGTACAAACGTGGCTTTGAAAAGGCTGGTTTTAAGGTTCATGACTTTGCCTTTGTTGCACAAGAAAAGAAAAAACCTTATGCAAGTAAAGTATTTAAGATGAATCACACCGACATGGAAGCAGGGTGGAACTACCTGTCTGATTATTTAACAGAATACCATAAAGTATTAAACGGTAAACCAGCGAGTATATACAACACACCAAACGTTGTAGATCTAGACACTGGTAATTTTTATAGAGAGGAATTAAATGAGTGAAGATATAAACAAAAGAATAGCTAGGTATGAAGAGCATTTAGCATGGTTAAAGAAAATGACCAAGGAAACTGAAGATAAATTGTTTTGTGTGAAAGCAGAGCTACAGGAGAAAAGAGATGACAGATAACGTAAATCACCCACCACACTACAAGAAAGGATCTATTGAGTGTATAGACATCATAGAAGCCATGCTAACTCCGGAAGAGTTTAAAGGGTACTGCAAGGGTAACTCAATTAAATATATTTATAGAGAGGATCACAAAGACGCTAATGTTGAAGACATTGGAAAAACTATATGGTATCTAACCAGGCTGTTGAATAAAATGGAGGATCTATGATTGACACAGACATAAGTGCACCAGTAAGCACGGCAAGAAGTGAATATCGAAAAATAGCAGAGATGATGAATCTAGATGATTCTTACCTTTGTAAAGATAGAAACGAAGCTAATGCTTTGGCCATTTCAATTAGAAGATGCACCTATCCACTGAAAGGACAGGGCATTAGTCATAGACGTAATTTTTCTACTGTGACCAGAAAGGAAAAAGATGGTGTAAGAGTTTGGAAAATAAATAGCCCTGTGCAGGAGTACGACATCAAGTGAAGAATTTATGGAGTAGATGGTTTAGCAGATTTTTAGAATGGTCATTACGAAGGACTGAAGAAAAATTAATGAGGAAGAGGAAATGAACAAGGCAAAATTAGTAGAATTAGCAGATGAGGTATTGACTCATATTGATATGGAGATGAAAGTTGTTTTAAGAGATCAGTTGGAAAGGGCTTTATGTGGGAAATTAAGTAGGATTTTTGAGAAGGCAAGAATACATAATGGTCTTGCTCCTTTAGTTGATAAAGATAAATATCAAAAAGCCTATGCATCTGTACAACCCATTCTTGATGATTGTATAGATAGAATACTTGGAGAAAAGAAATGATTAGAGAGATAGAGCAGATTAAAATGCGTAAGGATATAAAGTATCTTTTAGAAGAACGTAATTTTAGTAAGGAAACAATTGCTGAAGCATTGGGTATCGTTCCAAGAACAGTAAGAGATTTTATTACAATTGAAAGTGATTTTCACAAGAATACTTTTGATAAAGTATACCCAAGACTACAGGACTTTATGAAGCAAATTAAAGAGGCAGAGGACTATAAACCAAATGAATGAACTCATTAATGAAATAATAGCTGAGATCAAAAGAGATATTGATCTAGATAATATGATGGCTCTGAGAGACATGTTAACTAGACTGTTAGAGGATGGAGAGAACAAACATATACTAACCCGTTACTTATCTGAGTTCCCAGAACTACGAGAAGAATATAAGGACAAAAAATGAGCAAAGAGATTGATCACCAAGAGGCCGCTAGAAAGCTAACAAGAAAATATAATATCTATAGAACTGTAAGCAGTTTTAAGAAACCCAAGTTTAGAAGCGAGGATGATATTCAACAAATAATGTCTAAGGAGGACTGGGAGCGATACAGCTACCATATTAAAAATGTCTAATTTATTTATAAAGATGGTTGAATGGGAAGAAGTCATCAACGACCTTAACATTCCAGAAGGATTTGATAACGAAGGATTCAAGCTTGGGTTCTTAGTATTTAAAAATAAAAAAAGATTATATCCAGATCAATTGTTTTGGTTTAAATCAGATAAAAGCCGTTGGAAAGGTTTGGAGGATTATCTTGCTAAATAAACTTATTACCATTAGAATCGGGTTGTGTTGGTTAGTTGATTTGTTTTTAAAACTCCTCTACTCTCCTAATAGTATGATTCAACTAACTGGCACTTCATCATGACTCTCTTCATTATTGCCGTTATCATCTACTTGCTTCTCTTGGTTCTCGACCGACCCAGTAATCGTTGATTCTTTTTTACCGTCTATAGGCTCTTCATCTTCTTGATCTAGAGCCTTTTCATTATCTATCCCATCTTCTTGATCCAACGCATCTAATCCGTTCATCTCATCTTCCAGAGAAATTGGATCCAGAACATCTTCTTTGTTTTGCAGACTAGCTTCGACGACATTACCCAGGAGCTGAGAAAGTCTTGATTCAACCTCTTCCCGACTCATCTGATCTACCTTCCCGAACATGACTTCTTTACGATCAACAATCAAGCCCCCGACTTTCAATAAACTATTCTGTGCAGATATGGCCGCATTAAAAGACCCAGCTTCTAAAGCTTTGTCCCGAATGTCGTAAAGATCTTGTACAGCCCGATCATAATTAAGTTCATACTTCTTTTTAGCCTCATTCATCAGATAGTTATATTCTTTACGGATGAGAGGCTTTCTCATTAGTTTATTAGCTGCTTGTCTGGGACTGGTATAACCAGCCTTGTAAGCACATTCTACGAGAGACAGGCGAGGATTGTTGACTGCTTGCCAAATAAAATTTCTTTGTCTTCTGTTGAGGGAGTTGTCTAGATTGGCATATTCAATGGGAGCTTCTTCATCTTCTGAAATGATAGTTTCGTATTCAAGTTTATTTTTTCTGAATCCCATATTTATTAAGCATATTAGAGTTTTGAGTAAATATAAGTAATACCTACCCCCACTTTACCCTAAAGTGTATTGTGAGGATACATTACAAAGAACAACCTAGTCAAGATATTTATAATATATTTATAAGGATATAGTCAAAGTCTTGTGACAAAAATGCAAAAAATAAAATAATCCGCAAACCCCGACTCCTATCATGTTTTATGACGTCACACATGTCTGACAAAAGTAGGACAATAATAGATTAGTCTTTATCTGGGGTCACTAATGACACATAAGACTCATCATCTGGTATGTCAATATACTGATCTAAAATGCAATCTATGAGATCTAACATCTTTTCATCATCAACAACCTCTCTTTGAAGTTGCGAGATAGAAAAGCTTAATGTTGTTAGTATTATGTGCTTTCGGTCTTCGCCTCTTGTAGTGAAATTGGTGAGTAAGCTTTCTAAACGAGAGACCACCTCTGACAAGGTAGGCTTCTTCATTTTAGTTTGTATTGGTACTATTTTAATTGTCATACCTAATATTAACGCAATTAGGTACTTTTTCTAGATTTCTTTTTTAATTTCTTTGCTTATGTACTTCATAAGAATATTTACAAGTTCTAT